TCGCTTAACGGAGTTTGATGTGTGCTAGGATGATGGCAACTATGGTTATGTCCATTTTCTAAATGCAGTGTGGTCTGATACCATTTGGCCAAGCACATGCCTGGTCCTACTGCATCTAGGCTTTGTTTTACAGAACGATAAAATTGTATGGTGTGCTCAGTTGTCATTGTCTAGATCATATTGTTGTTTTAAAAAATCATAATCATTTATCAACTGCATTTGATCTGTGCCTTTGTTGCTGGTGCCAAAGCTATGTCCTGCACGAGCGCCACGCAGTACACTTATGTTATCACCTTTGGTTAGCCATGTTTGTAGTCTTTGTTCTGTTTCGTGCAATACTTGATTATTGATAGTTTGCGATGCTAACTTGGCACATTCTCTGAATGCACTACGCCAGGAGCTGAATGCATCAGTATTGAATTTTGTGATATTGCTAATAACAGGAACCACAGCAAGACCATAGCCAATCGTGGTAGTCATATCTACAAATTTTTTATCTGGATTAGAAAAAGCTGCCTTGGAAAATAATTTAACTCCGCCATAGCCGTAGCATAGATCATTTACTGGATTGATGCTGTGATACACATAGGTAAGTCTTTCATTGACAGTGTCCGGCGAAGCATCAAATTTAAATGTATCAACAATCCATGCATCTGCATCCACAACATAGAACATGGATGTGGTTGCCAATTCGGCAGCTCGATGATGAGCATTACCAATTCCCTGTACTCCGTTGACCCGGTGTATTCTATGACCACCTGCACATGCGTTCAATCTCTGCCAGTTTTCTTCTGCGTTTGATTCACCATTGCTGATAAAAACGATGTCAAAACTGTTTTCGCTAGAAATGTCAGTTGTGTATACGTCTACAGCATTTGCGACCACAGCACTTCTTGGCAGGTTATTATAAGTTAACTTAAAAAATAAACTTTGAGACTGGTTGAAATTAGCAATGGGTAAATTTAGATTTGATTGTATTTCTTCACCTAACTTTACTATTTTTTCATCCAGTACATCTTCATAGGATTGGTGTTCATCGAACAACTGATTAAGATAATCAAAATCTTTTACCTGTCTGTAGTCCCAGCTGGTGCAATTGGTCATATAACATCCCAGTCTGGCACCGTAGATTGCCCAGCTACCGTTCTTGACATCTGCACCTACGCTTTGCCAAACTAACAATCTTTGATAGTTTTGAACTGGAATGATTTTTTTAAAATTTACAATTACCTGAGATTGCTTGACTTCGGTAAGTCGTACTCCGTTTAGCAAGCTCATTTTTACGCCTTCTCTAAAGCCTGCTCGAAAAGCCTGCAATGGTGAAGCATTGTTATGCACCACGCTATAACATCCTGGCACGTGATGGTACTTTGCGTCCCAACAAAAGTCAACTTGGTTGGTATCGTCTTCGGCCGCTTCATGTGTGCGCATGCTCCACACATGATCTCGGGTCCAGCACTTTAATCCACCATTGCCGTATACCAATCCATTGATATGATTCTTGCCTGCCCAGCTTAGTTGTGTGTGGGCGCCTGTTTGAAAGTCATCAAGGTTGATCTCTAGATCGAAGAAAGCTGGGTCAACGATATTATCACCATCGACCGTGATGAATCTTTCGGTGTCGCTGGCATCAGCACAGGCTTTGTGTGCGGCATCTGAACCTTTGACTCCGTGTACACGTTTAGCCCAGGGTGCTTTATTCAATAGATCTGCATAGTTTAATTCTGCATTGGGTTCATCATAGCTGAGAAATATGCAGTCGATTTCACCTAGCCTAAGTGTATTGTTCATGTGAGTAGCTTTCGAATATTTTACGTGTATAGAAACGTATTTGATCTGGAGAGGCAGATTCAAACACAGTCAACGGATCATTTGCTGTGCTAACTCCCCAAGGTGAAGCATAGGATCGGACGATCGGGTTTTCGGTTAGTTGATCGCTGGGTATTATCCAATCCCATAGCACCAGGTGTGGGTCGTTGGGCACACATGCAATGACATAAACTGTTGGCTGATTAAAAAATTTATTTTCTCTCCACCAATACGCTGCCTGCGCACTGAGTTTTATTTCTACTGTTTTGGACCTAACATCTTGCACAAGTGAAAAATCATTTGGACCATTGGTCAATGGAATAGAATATATCTTGCTAGAACGCATTGTTTGTGGTTGATGTAGCGTGGGAAAATATTTTTTCTTGAGCGTTCCGCCGCTGGATATCGTGACATCGGGCAATACAGTATAGTCATGCATCAAACAACCTTCGGTGATAAATTGGTCGTCGTCTGGCACAGTGATATACAGGTCAGTTGTACTGGAATCAATGCGTGGCGAAACCATGGTTATGTCTCCGCCGCTATTGTAATAGATATATCTCATAAAAATAAATTCTTTATTTCATCGGTAACAAAATCTTTTATCACATAATGCAGTATGCCTGTTTGTTGGTAATTGCCCAACCGCATTTGAGAATCGCTGACGTATGTTCCTAGGTACTCACGCCAGTCCTCAGAATACCTATTCCATCCCTGACATCCACTTTTCATGTGCGTAAATGTAGGGTATGATCTTGAGGTGGTCACTTCTGATTCTATGTCAAGCATCTTTGTAGCCAGTGACATGGCCACATCCATGCTTGGCCAAGTTTGTCGACTATTAGGAGTATAAAGTTTTGTCCATGTTTCCCAATCAACAATAATGCTGGTCACCAGTTCAAAAAATTCTTGTGCTGTTGTACCCTTGCGAAAATAAGCAAATGCTGAATACAGATCAGGCAACTGGTTGTCTATGAAAGTTTGCCTATAAGGACTTGCTTCTACCCAGGTATCTCGATATGTTTTTACCCGGCTGGTTATCAGCAGTTCGTGAGTGGAAAGATGCTGCCACCAGTGACTCACGTCAGTTAAAAATAGCATGTCTGCATCTAGTATCACTGTTTCATCGTATGGCGACAGGTTGTAGAACTGGCAACGATTATGTATCTTCCATTCGGAGTCGCCGGACATGTCAGTTGGTAGTTCAATAAAATGGTCCACAGCAGGATGTTCCGTGACATCGCAGTCCACGATGATGCTGATATTGTTCACTGTTGACTGTGTCTTCTTGATGCTATTGGCCAGGGTGATCGCCATGTCTAGATAGTTGCCCTGGGCCATCACAAGATATCCTCTACTCATCATTGACTCCTAGCTCTTGTTTGACCAATCGTTGTAGGTGATTTTTATTCATCACGTGTACATCTTGGTTTTGTACACGACATACATTGAGTTCATCGTGAGTTGCAACAATAATCTCATCTGCTGTCATGGACAATAGATAGGATTTATCCACAGTATAAAGTAGCGTACCTGGTATGGTAGGAGCCCAGTTAGCATGGGCAGTTCCGCCTAGGGTGTGTAGTGCTATGCTCCAGAGATAATCATTGCGTACTAATTTAGGATCATAACCATAGATCACACTGAGCCAGCCATAGTTTTTTTTAACCCATTTGCAGGTATCAAAGAACAATTTTGATTCTGCTGTTTTACGGAAGTAAAATTCTGTAGCCCAATAAAATGGAATACCACCAGAAGATACCCATTCAAAATCCAGAGACGGATACCCAAATACTTCTTTGGACTGCTTGCACACTAGATAATCATGATCGTTGTTCCAGAGAAGATTCAGTTTATTGCTTTGTATAACAATGTCTGTATCAATGATCTTGGTTTCGTTGTAAGGAGTTAGTTCCCATGCATTGGTTCGATCTAGGTTATTAAAGGTCAACAGTTCATCTTGATAGCGTTTAACCTGCCGCGTATTAGAATTACTGGCAATGATACGATCAAATATTTTTATGTCTATGCCTTGTTTTATTAGATTTTCAACTGTTGCGGCATCAGAAACCAAGCTGACCGGACGATCAAGATATTGGTGTATGCGCCGGGCACACCAGACTGCCAGCAGGCCGTAGCTGATACGTTCGTTATCGTGCGCAAATAATAGAAATCCTTGACTCATTTGGTGATAACATCTCGGACAGTTCGACGTTTTGCTAAGTCGGTTAATACCAATCCGTAGTGCTCGGCAGCGGCATTATAGATCTTGAAACCATCTGCTACAAAAGCTTCGGCATCCGGTATGAGTACAGGATTTTGATTTCTATCAATCACCCAGACTTGTTTGCTATCGGAATATTTTGATTGAGCGGCTACACCGGCTAAAAATTCCGGAGTTAGGTCAAACAAACGACCGTTGATGGCCAGTATGCATTGATCCTGGAACTGGGTTCGAGCCAGTTCTCGTTGTTGACGTAGGGTGGTTTGGTATTTTGCT